GAGCCAGTGGTGGATTGAATAACGTTGGCAAAGAAGCAACTGTCGCTGGTAAAGCATTTAGTATTATTAGTACCGTTGCTAAACCATTAACGGCTGGATTTACTGCACTTACTAAAGGAACAATCGCTATTGCCGGCGGAATGGCAAATTATACCAAAGAGCAGAAAAAAGCAACCGGTGCACTACAAGACCTGTCTAATATAATTCCAGGTGTGCTAGGAGATTTAGGTGGTGCATTAACCAATACCGCAAAACTATTCGAAGACAATTTTTATGCTTTTAGAAAACTAAGCGGAAACGGCATTACACTAGGTAATAGAATAGTTGGATTAACAAACGATTTTACTACATTAGGCATTGACATAGATACACTTACAACACAACTAGCGGCAAACTCAGAAGCAATAGTAAGGATAGGTAGTGGAAGTAGAGGAGTAGGACTTGCTTTAGACGAATCAAAACGTTTTATAAATGAGTACGGAACAGATCTGCAGAGATTTGGTTACAGTTTTGACGAAGCCAATGAAAAATTCTTTTCATTCCTAACACTAAACAGTTTGGCATTAAGAAATAATGCAAGTGAAATGACAACGCTAAGCCAACGTGGTGCAGAATATGCAAAATACCTAAGGCAGTACAGCGACCTAACAGGACAACAAGCAGACCAACTAGAAGATCAAATGAAGAAACAGCAGTTGGATGCTATTTTTGATAACTTTATTAACAGTATTAATGATCCACAAGAACGTGATAGAATAAGAAATGCTATTGCGGCGGCTGGTGGACTAATGGGAGATGCGGGTAGAGAACTTGCTATGGCAACTGCTATGGGTATTTCACCTCAAACAGAGGCTAGTAGAAGTCTTGCAGGTGTTAATTTAGGATTTGCTGATCAAATTACCAACAGTTTGAACATGGCTAGAACATTTAATGGTAGTATAGGCGATTTTAACAAAGCAGTGCTAACCGGTTATGTAAACACAAACAAGGCTAATCAAGGATTTTTAAAGGATTTTAATCAAACAGGTTTTGCAATATCACAACAAGGCGGTCCACTTGCTGATACGTTTATGGGAATTTACAGAGCAAACCAATTGCTAGGTAAAAGCCAAGGAGATCTACAAGAAGTTTTTAGAGATGGTGAAAAAAGAGTGGATGATGCGGCTGAAGGATTTATTCAACTAGATGATGCAATGCGTTTAGTAAGAATAGGTTTTTCTGATTTTTACGCTGAAGTTTTTGACGGTGAATTTCAAAAAGGTTTTGCAAAGTTCGCAAACGATGTTAAAGATTATGCAAGAAGTGGTAAGGTTTTACCTAACACAGCAGATGCGGCAAAAGCGGCTGAAAGAGGTCAAGTAGACTATGACCAAAACGCAATCTTAGATATTGCGGGAGCATTTATGAAAAACTTTTCACAGATGTTTCAAGGCAAAGATATGAAAATACCTAAAGCGAGTTCATTATTAAGCGAAATAGAAACAGGTGTACCTGGCCAGCGTTTAACTAAGTTCATGACAGACATTGGTAAGAGTGTTAAAGAAAAAAATCCTGAGATGAAAGATGATGATGTTAGAAGAACAGTTATTGAAATAATGAAAAAATATTTTAATGATCCTAATGTACAGAGAATGATCTTTAAACAGGCAGAAGATGTAGACAAAATAATAACCACTGATCAAATCACAAGTTTACCTACTAAACAATCATTTTTAGATGCTATACCTAATCAATTCAAAGAGGGAACATTAGGATTTGGAAAGTTATTTCAAAATTTTGGTGGCGGACAGTTGGCTACACTACATGGTGAAGAAGCAGTTATTCCAAAAAAATCTCCACTCGGTGGAATGCTGGACATGATGCAGGGAGATTTAGGAAATCTCAAACAGAATATGTTTACCGCTGACGGTAAAATGAATGTTTCTGGCATGATGGAAGCAGGACAAGCAATGGGTGCCAAGTATGATGCTTATGCAAAAGAAAATCAAGGTGCTATTAAGGAACAAGGCCGCGGTTTGGTAAAATCCATGACCAATTTGACTGATGAAGATCTTGACAAGATGGAACAATCTAGTGTAAAATCAAATACAACTGCGAAATCTAGTACATCGGTAAATACTATGTCTAGCAATAAAATGGATGAATTAATAAGAATTAATAAACAAATGCTACAAGAATTACGTAGTATGTAAGGAATTTTAAATGAGTTGGAAAAGATACTTTCAAGAATACACACCTAAAGACACATCAGGACAATCTAGTCCTGTTCCAGGTACTGGTGCAGGCCCTGCACGTACTAATTATTCAAGTTTTTTGCCAGATGTGTATACAGGCCATCCAAATCGTATTGAACGTTATGGTCAATATGAAACAATGGACATGGATTCGGAAGTAAATGCCGCACTAGATATTCTTGCAGAATTTTGCTCACAAAAAAATGCAGAAAACAAAACACCGTTTACAATTACATATAAAAAGCAAGGTACTAGCACAGAAACAAAAGTTCTAAAACAGTATTTGCAACAATGGTGCGATCTAAACAACTTTGAAAGACGTATTTTTAAAATTGTTCGTAACGTATTCAAATACGGTGATGCATTTTTTGTTAGAGATCCTGAAACATTTAAGTGGATGCATGTTGATCCGTCCAAGATGGACAAGATTATTGTTAATGAAAGTGAAGGCAAAGAGCCAGAACAGTATGTTGTAAGAGATATCAATCCTAATTTTCAAAATTTATCAGTAACACAGATTGATGCTAGAAGTTCTTCATCACAAAGTGAGTACACAACAAGTGGTGGAGCACTAGGACGTGGTTATGTTGGCGGTGTAAACAGTGCAACAGGCACACGTTTTGAAAACAATCTAAATCAATATGCTATTGATGCCGCACATTTTGTACATTTAAGTTTAAGCGAAGGACTAGACAGAAACTTTCCATTTGGTAATTCACTGTTAGAATCAGTTTTTAAAGTTTACAAACAAAAAGAATTATTAGAAGATGCGATTATTATATATCGTGTACAAAGAGCACCAGAAAGACGTGTGTTCTATATTGATGTAGGTAACATGCCTACGCACCTTGCAATGGGATTTGTTGAAAGGGTGAAAAATGAAATTCATCAAAGACGTATTCCAAGTAGCACAGGTGGTGGTACTAATGTAATTGATGCTAGTTTCAATCCTCTATCTATTAACGAGGATTACTTCTTTCCACAAACAGCAGAAGGTAGAGGTTCTAAGGTTGAAACACTACCGGGCGGTACTAATCTAGGTGAAATTGACGACTTAAAATTCTTTACTAACAAATTATTCCGTGGTTTACGTATTCCAAGTTCATACTTGCCAACAGGTGCAGATGATTCTGCCGCACAATATAATGATGGTAGGGTTGGCACAGCATATATTCAGGAACTGAGATTCAACAAATACTGTGAAAGATTACAAAGTCTTGTAGCACACGTATTTGATAAAGAGTTTAAAATGTATCTAAACGCCAAAGGCGTAAACATTGACAATGATTTATTTGATCTAATGTTTCAACCACCACAAAACTTTGCCGCTTATAGACAAAGTGAAATGGATAATGCTCGTGTTAATACATTCGCTTCATTGCAAGAAATTCCATATATGAGTAAACGTTTTGCACTTAAACGTTTCTTAGGACTAAGTCCAGAAGAAATGGCAGAAAACGAATCTATGTGGCGTGAAGAAAATACAGATGAAAACATTTCTAATCCATCCGCAGGTGTTGAGATGCGTGGAGCAGGTGTAACACCTGGAGGAATGCAAAGTGATTTAGATAATCTTGGTGATGCAACACCAGATGCAGATGCACCACCTCCAGCAGAAGAAGGCGGAGAAACTACACCAGCAGGTGGCGGCGGAGGAGGAGCAACACCTACTCCAGGTGCAGGCGGTGGCGGTGACACAGGAATATAAGGTAAATAAAAACATGTTGTTAAAAGAATTCTTTTATTTTGATAAAGATGGAAATAATTTCAGTCATGACAATCGTTACGACGCTGAAAGAGATATTTCTGTGGTCAAACAAGATGATACTAGAAAAACTAGACTAACTCTTGGACAAATTAATACTATTCGTAAAACAGCAGAGGCTAGAGAATTAGAACAAGCCAAAGACCTAGAGTTTGTAAAAACTATGTACGGTCAACCACCAGCGGATCAGGCTGGAACACTTTAATAAATTATTTCCGTAAATAAAAACATGCGTAGAGTTGGGTATGTATTAGGTAATGGAACCTCTAGAAAGAAGTTCGACCTTAACAAATTAAAAGATAGAGAAATAGTTTATGCCTGTAATGCAGTGTATAGAGAATTTCTGCCCAACAAACTTATCGCTGTAGATCCTAAAATGGTTCATGAAATAGTTGCCGCAAGGGCACAATTTGAAACAGAAGTATGGACCAATTATAATAAAGCATACGATGAATATGTAGGTTTAAACTACTTTAGTCCAAGCAAAGGCTGGAGCAGTGGACCTACTGCACTGCTTAGAGCCTGTTTAGATGGCTGTCAAACCATCTATATTTTAGGTTTTGACTATGTAGGATTGCAGGGCGGACGTAAAGTAAACAACATATATGCAGGCACACCTAACTATAAACAGGCACATGAACCAGCAACATACTACGGAAACTGGCTAAGACAAACAGAAACCATACTTAGAGACCACTCAGACCGTGAATTTGTACGTGTTGTAGGCAAAAAAGACTACAATCCTAACAATTTTAACAACTTTAATAACTATAAAACTATCAGTTATAAAGAATTTGAGGAGTGTCTTGATAAGTAAAGATATAAAAAACCGCGATTTTACCACCATTTGGACCGGTAAAACTGGTTTTTTTGTAAATATATTATGACAGCCTTGCCAATTAACAAAAATGAAGGAGAAATAAGATGTCTGACAATACAAAGTTTGAACAATTATTAGACCTTCTCGTAAACGAAGAAAAGGATAAAGCAGAATCTTTATTCCACGATATCGTTGTTGAGAAGTCAAAAGAGATTTATCAAGGATTAATTGAATCTGATGAATCAGAAAAAGAAGACGAAGTTGAAGAAACTTCAAAAAAAGATGAAGAAGATGCTGTAGAAGAAGCAACTGATACAGAAGAAGAAAAAACAGACGAGTCTTTTGAAGATGAGTCAGTTGAAGAAGTTGGTGGCGATGCCGCTGACGATATGGTTTCAGATGTTGAAGCACCAGGCGCTGAAGGCGACATGGACTTTGACGGAGACGGCGAAATGGATGATCATGAAGAATCACATGATGACATTGAAGACCGTGTTGTTGACCTAGAAGACGCTTTAGACGAACTAAAAGCAGAGTTTGAAGAAATGATGGGCGACAAAGAAGGCGGAGAAGGCGAGCCAGAAATAGATATGCCAGCCGCTGATGATGAAGAAGAATCAGAAGAAGCCGAAGAAGAATCAATGGAAGCACCATTTGAAGCAAAAGAAGAAGATGGTGAAGAAGTTGAAGAAGGTGCAAAAAGAGAAAAATCCGTTGGCGAGACTATGCGTGAGTATGTAGAAAAAGTCTCTGCACCTAACAATTCAGAAGGCGCTGATAACACTACGAGTCCAGTAGCATCGAAAGGTGGCAAAGACTCAGGTGCTGATGGTAAAAACATTGCACAAAGTGGTGAAGAAAAGGGCGGTAAGGCTCCTGCGGCTAAGGACATGGGGAAATCTTTCGAGAATGAACCAGGTGCAAACGCTGGGGATTCTTTTAAGAAAGCATCTGCACCAAAGAGTGCTGAATAATTGTTAAGGAGAAAGCCACATGGCTTACTTACGTGAGAATTTGACATTTGACCAAGCACAGGTCACCCTAGAGTCTAAAGGAGAAGGAGATTCCAAGGATCTTTATCTCAAAGGCATCTGTATTCAGGGTGGTGTCAAAAACGCTAATCAGCGTGTTTACCCTGTTTCCGAAATAGGCAACGCTGTTAAGACTCTAAAAGATCAAATCTCAGGCGGCTATTCAGTTCTAGGTGAAGTAGATCACCCAGATGATTTAAAAGTAAACTTGGACCGTGTATCGCACATGATTACTGATGTGTGGATGGACGGACCGAACGGATTTGGCAAGATGAAAATCTTGCCGACTCCAATGGGTAATCTAGTTAAAACAATGCTGGAAAGCGGAGTTAAACTAGGTGTATCCAGTAGGGGTAGTGGAAATGTTAGCGAATCCAATGGTGAAGTTAGCGATTTCGAAATTATCACGGTTGACGTGGTAGCACAACCTAGTGCCCCGGGTGCATATCCAACACCAATCTATGAACATTTTATGAATACAAAAGGTGGTTATAGTGCGTTAAGGACTGCGTCAGAGGTACAACAAGATGCTAGAGCACAAAAGCATCTTAAGGAAGCAATGCTAAGAGTCATAAAAGGCTTAAAGTAACAATAGGAGAAACACGATGAGTGATGTTTTTAATAAACTTTTTGAAACAGGTATTATTAGTGAAGAGGTCAAAGACCAAATTACTGGTGCTTGGGACGAAAAGATTAAAGAACACCGTGATAGTGTGACTGCTGAACTCCGTGAAGAATTTGCGAATCGCTACGAACATGATAAGTCAAACATGGTCGAAGCAATTGATCGCATGGTCTCCGAGCGTTTGGAATCAGAAGTTGCTGAATTTGCTGAAGATAAGAAATCACTTGCAGAAGCAAGGGTTGAATATAAGAAGAAAATCGGCGAACATTCTGAGAAATTGCAAGAGTTTATGCTCAAGCAATTAACCAAAGAAATTGCAGAGTTAAATGAGGACCGTCAAAAAGTCACAGAAAACTTTGCTAAACTTGAAGACTTTGTCGTGAAAGCACTCGCAAAAGAAATCAACGAGTTTGCAGAAGACAAAAAAGATCTTGCAGAAACCAAGGTTAAACTTGTAAAAGAAGCAAAATCAAAATTCAATGAACTTAAATCTAAGTTTGTTGAAAAATCCGCTAAAGTGGTTGAGTCTGCTGTTAATGAAAAATTAGCAACAGAAATCAAACAACTCAAAGAAGATATCACGGCTTCAAGAGAAAACCACTTCGGTAGAAAAATATTCGAAGCATTTGCTAACGAGTATGGTTCTTCTTACTTAAACGAAAAATCAGAAACTGCGAAGTTAATGAAAATAGTTGCAGAGAAAGAAGAAGCATTAGCAGAGGCTAAGAAACAAGTCACAGAGAAGGCTACACTTGTAGAGTCTAAGGAAGCAGAAATTGCTAAAGCCAAAGACGAAGCAGAGAGAGTTGCAGTGATGAATGAGTTGCTATCTCCATTAGGCACAGACAAAAAAGAAATAATGTCTGAATTACTGGAGTCAGTGCAAACGAACAAGTTGCACTCAGCATTTGAGAAGTATCTACCAGCAGTGATGGAAGATAAGGCTCCAAGAGTAAAAAAGGCATTAAATGAAGGCGTAGAAGTAACAGGCAACAAAGAACACACAATTAAGGAAGATACTGATTCAAACTTAATTGAACTCCGCAGATTAGCGGGATTAAACTAAAAAGGAGAGACAAAAAATGTCAGATAATATCAACAACAACTGGCAGGAAACCAAAGAAGCACTTTTAGAAGGCCTAAATGGTTCGAAAAAAGGTGTGATGGACGTCACTCTCGAGAACACTCGTAAGTATCTCGCTGAGGCGGCATCTTCTGGGGCAACTTCCGCAGGGAACGTAGCAACTCTTAACAGAGTTATCCTTCCAGTAATCAGACGTGTAATGCCAACTACAATCGCAAATGAGATTGTTGGCGTACAACCAATGACAGGACCTGTAGCACAGATCCACACTTTACGTGTTCGTTATGCGGACACAGCAGACTCAGCAACAGCGGGTGAAGAAGCACTTTCTCCATTCAAAATTGCTGAAGGTTATTCAGGTAACGCATCTACTAACAAAGCAGACGCAACTGCAACGTTAGAAGGTACACCTGGTAACAAATTGTCAATTCAAATCTTAAAACAAGCAGTAGAAGCGAAAACTCGTAAACTATCTGCACGTTGGACATTTGAAGCGGCACAAGATGCACAAGCACAACAAGGCATCGACGTAGAGGCTGAAATTATGGCGGCTTTAGCACAAGAAATTACTGCTGAAATCGACCAAGAGATCATCCAATCACTTCGTTCATTAGCATCAGTTGAAGAAACTTACAACCAAGCAGGTGTAAGTGGTACAGCAACTTTCGTTGGTGACGAACATGCGGCGTTAGCAGTTCTAATTAACAGAACTTCTAACAAGATCGCTCAGCGTACACGTAGAGGCGCAGGTAACTTTGCAGTGGTTTCAAACCAAGCATTGACTATCCTACAGTCTGCTACAACTTCAGCGTTCGCAAGAACTACAGAAGGTACATTTGAAGGACCAACAAATACTAAATTTGTAGGAACTTTAAACAACTCTATGAGAGTTTACGTTGACGCTTATCTTGCTGATTCAGGTCAAGATGACAACCAAGTGTTAGTTGGTTACAAAGGCTCATCAGAAGCAGATGCGGCGGCATTCTATTGCCCATACATTCCGCTAATGTCTTCAGGTGTTGTACTAGATCCAGCAACATTTGAACCAGTTGTTTCTTTCATGACACGTTACGGTTATGTAGAATTAACAAATACTGCATCTTCACTTGGTAACGCGGCTGACTACTTAGGCAGAGTATCAATTACTTCTGCTAACGTATCATTCTCGTAATCCATAGAAGATAACGTAATCCAAATAGGGCGGCTTAGGTCGCCCTATTTTTTTGGCTTAAATACAGTTATGAAAGAATTAGAAACATCACTGGATTGGCAAGCCATTGAGCAAGAACTTAGAGAGATGGGCAAAACTGCTCCTGAGTTTAGATTTAATATTATTAAGTTTTGTGCAAGTATACAAAGCGAAGTTCGTAAACTTTCAGATATTGAAATAGATATTAGAAGAAGACCAAGCGATAGTTTATTAGTAAAGCATAAAGATCAATCTAAAAAGATCAATGATGCAATAAAATTGTTCTCACAAACACACTTATTACACCTGTTTAGCAGGGTTGACTAAATACATTACACGTTAGGTACCAACATGGTGTTGGACTTATGCGGTTACCCACCGCGTAGACCTAGAACGTCAAAAAGGAGAAAACAATGGGAAGACCAATTAACAAAAGAAAAATTGGACAAGGTGATGGTAAAATTTTATGCTCTGCATATTACTTTACTGGTGCATCTGAAGTAAACGGTGCAACAACTCCAGCATGGATTGTATCACAGCGTTCAACTAATAAGTTCAACGTAACAGATGGTACTACAACTGAAGTACTACAGTTAGTGAACAAAACAGCAGGTGGTTTAGCGGAAGGTGAGTTTATCATCAATGCTATTCTAGACGATTCATCTGTAGTACAAGTTACTAAATTACGTAACAAAACTATTCAGTATGAAGGTGGGACTTCAAGCGTTGCAAATGTTAAATTTAACATTGGTAATGGCTTACAAGCAGGTTCAACATCTGATAATACAGCAGAAGTAGAAGGTCAATAATAACACACTGGAAAGGGCAAAATTACTTTGCCCTTTTCTTTTGACTAAATAATAGCATACGATAGGATCCTAATGCATGGCAACTGATATTTTAAAATTAACCGGTGATTACAAAATTGTAACTGCTAGTGGCGGCGAAGTTACTCTTAATACAGGTACGAGAAGAGGAACTACTAGAGTTACAGGAAATTTAATCGTAGAAGGTACTACTACAACTGTTGATACTGAAGAACTTGCTATTGAAGATGCAATTATTACCCTTAATAAAAATGAAACAGGTAATGGTGTATCTCTAGGACAAAGCGGTATTGATATTGAAAGAGGTACTGCTGATAATGCTACTATACTTTGGGACGATACATTAAGTTACACTAGACCAAACGGCGGTACTGGTGAAGGTATTTTTACATTTAAAGTTGGTGCAGGATTAGCCGCAATTAGAACTAATCATATCAGTACTACAGGTGACGATATTGTTTTCTTAGGAACTAATGCACCTAATGCTAAACTAAGTGTTAGAGGTACAACAAACTATGAAACTGGATTACAAGATGATGATATTCCAAATGTAAGATATGTAAATCAAGCATTCCAAACAATTAATATTCCTCAAATTCAAGCAGGTAACACTATTATGAAAGCAGAGGATACATCAGAAGGTGATGCAGTATCAAGATTGCTTGGAAAAGTAGATAATGTTACTAGAATTGACATTAGATCAGATATTATGACTTTGGGTAGTTTAGAATTTGATGATACTACTATTAGACCAACAAATACAAATGATGAACTAGTTTTACAAGCAAATGGGTCAGGAGAAGTAGTAGTAGATGAAATATTAAGTCTACCTACAGTAAGCACAACACCTTCGGGTACTGTTGGACGTTTAAAAGTGTATAAAGATTCAGAAGGGTTTGGCGGAACTGGGCTCTTTTTTGTAAATAACACTACTAACGGAGAGATAACTAGCAAAAGAAAAGCCATGCTCATGAGCATGATATTTTAGGATAAAGATATGGCAATAGCAAATAGTTTTATAGATGCAACACTTACAACTGTGTATACGTCATCAGGTGAGAATGCTGTAACAAGCATGATTTTCTGTAACTACGCAGATGCGGATAATATTCCCGGTGATAATATCTTGACTGATGCTGATACGTTTCTTGATTTACATATTGTAAAATCAGGTGAAAGTGCAACAGATGTAAACAAAATCTTACATCAATTAAAAATTCCTGCAGGAGAAACTTTTATTATGGATACTGAAAAGTTTGTTCTTGAAACTGGAGATAAAGTTATTGCACAGACTACGTCACCAGCAACTATTTCAGTTACGATTTCAACAATAGCGGTGTAATAATATGCGTTTTGTAAAACAACAACAGATTAATAGAAAAATGATAGTTGACAAATCAGTGTTTGTTGACATTGATGGGTCAGTAAGTTTCCAAGGTGCTGTTGGTGGATTACAGTTAGGTACAGGTGATACAAGCCAACGTAGTGATGCACCTGTTAACGGAACTATTCGTTACAATAATCAAATAAATGAAATTGAAGCATATATTAACAATGCATGGGAAACTATTAGATCAGATCGTCCTGGTAACATTGTTGTACAAAACTTAGGTACAGGTGATGCTTCAGAAACACAGTTCGGTACATTAGATCCTAAACCAGCGGCGGCTGAGAATGTACTTGTACTTGTTGAAAACGTTGTGCAGATTGCAGGTGTAAACTACACAATGACAGTAGACAACAACGGAGACAAATATATTAAATTTGATTCTCCAGTTCCTTTAGGCAAAGACGTCACCGTTATACACGGCTTCGACGGTAGCATTGTAGGTTAATTTTTAACTACTAACTTACGGTTTTTCCAATTAAGACTAAATACTATTAATGCAGACTTGACCGTTTAGGTTTGCAGGACAAACAGTGGTTAACCCGCTATGTAAGGTGGTTAGAGGCACAGGATGCCCGGTTTATAGGAGAACACAATGGCCGTCGGTCGTATTTCGGGTCCGTTGTTAAAGGCAAACCTGCTTCGTAATGGAGTGGATTTAGCATTTGAAACGGATTTATTATATTTGGATGTTAACAATGGTCGCATTGGCGTAAAAAAGACCAATCCTTCCTATGAACTAGATGTAAACGGTACAGTACAAACAACAGACTGGATTGCTACAAATTCAGCAACAACAGGTAATTTAACTTTTCAAGGAAACACAATTAGTAGTACACTAGGTACTATTGAATTAACACCTTCAGGTGGTGATCCTGTAATTTATCATTCAAGAATTCAAGTCGATTCATTAGAAATGAACGACAACACAATCAGCACAATAGATTCAAATGCATCAATTGAACTTGCTCCTAACGGTACAGGTACTATTGAACTATTAGGAAACACAAACGTCACAGGAAATTTATATGCAACTGGCAATATTACTGCTGGTGGAAATATTAATTTAGGTGATGCTGATACTGACACTGTTAATTTTAAAGCAGACGTTATTTCAAATATTATTCCAGACGCTGATCAAATTTACACACTAGGTACTCCTAGCAAACGTTGGAAAACACTAAACTCTAGACAAGCAAATATTGACAATATTCAAATTACTGATAGTTTGATCGAAACTATTGACAGTAATGCAGATTTAACTATTCGTGCTAACGGAACAGGTAAAGTAAGAATTGAAAACTTGCTTTTAAATGAAGCAGGAAATACATATCACGTTACAGTTAACGGTGACGACACAGAAGAAGGTACAAGTGTTGATAGTGCTTTTGCTACAATAAAACATGCTCTAAGTGTTGCTACATCAGGTGACAATATTAAAATTAGTGCAGGAACATACACTGAAGCATTTCCGCTAGTAGTACCTGCAGGTGTTACTGTAGGCGGTGAAGGACTAAGAACAACAGTTGTTAAACCTACAGCAGGAACAAATACTAAAGACTGTTTTCACTTAAACAGTGCAACCACAATACAGCATTTGACAATTAAAGACATGTTTTATGACAGTGGTAATGACACTGGGTACGCATTTACATTTAATCCTGCAGGGATTACAGTTCCATTACAATCGCCATATATTATTAACGTAACTGTATTAAACAAAGGTACAGTAACAAGTGCAAGTGATCCATATGGATTTGACTCAGGTAACGCAGGCCGCGGCGCTAAAATTGATGGTAGTTTAGTAACTTCAAGTTCAATCGAAGCGGCAATGTTGTTTAATGATTCAACTTTCTTTGTACCAAACTCAGTTGGTTTATATATGACTAATGGTGCAAGATGTGAATGGTTAAACAGTTTCATTTACTTTGCAGATAAAGGCATTGTTGGAGAATCAGGTAGTGCTGGTAGAGGCGGCGATGGAAAAACTATTGTTGATCTTACAAACCAAGTAGGAACATTTAACGTTGCTGACACAGTAACACTAACATCAGAAGATGGCTCTACAGTACTTGCACAAGGAACTATTGAAGCAAAAGAAATAGTTGATGGTAGATTAAGATTAACATTTGATGGAAAAACAACTGGTTGGGTAACCAATCTTGATAGAGAATCAAAAACAATATCTCTTTCAGGTAACAGCCAATTAAGCACAGCACAAAAGAAATTTGGTACAGCAAGTTTATACCTAGATGGTACAGGAGATTATGCAAGTATTTCAAGTACTAGCGATTTTGGATTTGGTGATGGAAACTTTACAGTTGAAGGATTTTTTAGATTTGATGATGTAACAGGCACAAAATATCTTTTTGATATGAGAGATGATGCAAGTACAACTGCAATAGCAGTTTATGCCGACGGAGCAAATGTAAAAGTTTCTGTTGCAGGTAGTGATATTATTACAGGTACAGATACACTATTAGCAAATACATTTTATCATATTGCTGTTGCAAGATCAAATGACGGAACAAAATTATTCATTAACGGATCTCAAGACGGATCAACATATTCAGACTCAAACAACTATGGTACAGCAAGACCGTTGTACATTGGTGGAGAATACGATAACACAAACTTGTTTACAGGTTATATTGATGAAGTAAGAGTAACAAATGGTTTACCAAGATACCTAGGATCATATACAACACCTACAGCAGAGTTTGTTGGAGATCCTACAACAGTATTTTTAACACACTTTAACGGAACAAATGCAAGTACAACTGTTACAGAAGATGTTGAAGTTGCACTTGATATTGAAAGTTCAAGTGGTGGTACTGCAACAGGTATTGCATTTATTGATCTAAAACAGTTTGGTGCAGAATTAAGAGCAATTGGTTCAGCAAACGTTTATGGTAACCAAGGCGTTGTTGCAGACGGTGACGGTGTACTACTAAGACTTATTAATCATAACTTTGGATACATGGGTGTAGGTAAAGCACTTGAAAATGACGTATCAAAAGTTATACAAGCGAACGAAATTACACAAACTAACAACGGTAAAGTGCTGTTTAGTTCAATTGACCAAAGCGGTGACTTTAGGGTTGGTAATGCATTTACTGTTGATCAAGAAACAGGTAACGTAACATTTGAAGCACAGAGTTTTGATATTAGTTCATTAAGTGGACTTACATTTACAGATGGTGGAAGTACTACTATTGTAGATCCTAGTAGATTAGAAACTGGTAACATTAGAATCAGTGGTAATCAAATTATTACAACATCAGGAGATTTAACTCTTAATCCAGATGGTGGAAACAATGTTGTAATTGATGGTAACTTAGATATCACTGGCGGTTTTATTCAATTACGTGATACAGATAATGATACAAAAGTTACTGTTGAAAGTGCATTTGGTGCTGATGAAGATACAATTAATTTTCAAGTTGCTGGATCAACTATTGCTTATGTTGATGCAGACGGATTACAAACTACTTCATTTATATCAGACGAAGTTAAACTAATTAACAACTCTGTACAGACATTTAGAAACGATACTAATTTAGAAATTTTTGCCGATGGCGACGGTTACGTTGATTTTAACAGTGACGATGCTATTAAGTTACCAGCAGGTACAACTGCACAAAGACCAGCAACACCTGTAAATGGTATGTTTAGATATAATACAAGTTCAAATGTATTTGAATTGTATGCTAACGGTTTCTGGAATGCAGTCGGTGGTAGTGTTAGTGGTGTTGTTGACCAAGATTTAGACACATATATTACAGCAGAATTAACACAAGGTAACGATGACGACACATTTAGATTTTATAATGGTAGTGTACTAACTGCTGATTTAAGTCCTACAAGATTTAACACTGATAGAATACATGTAAATACTATCAGTACAGAAGGTACAGACGCTGATTTAACACTTACACCTAATGGTGCAGGTAAAGTGATTATTGGAGATCTAGAAATAGATCAGACAACAAATACGATAACTAATACTGCAAACAATGGTGCATTGAATGTTGCTATTACAGGCGAAGGATACGTTGATTTCAACGGTACTTACGGTATTAAATTTCCAAGCGGTGACACGAATGCTAGACCAGTAAGTGCAGTAGTTGGTTTAACAAGATACAACACTGAAGAAGAGCGTTTAGAAGTCTGGAATGGTAGTGTTTGGGCATCAGTAGTTGGACAACAGGGTGGTATTACTTTTGGCGAAGCAGAAGATTTATCATTCATTAATGCATTGATATTAGGATAAGAAAATGGCAAGTATTTTTAAAAATAGAATTATTAAAGACGTAGGAAGATTACCTATTGATGTGTTTACTGTTGCACAGAATAGAAAAGTTATTGTGTTAGGTATTTCGATGTCTAATATTAAGGACAGCACAGTACTTGGCAATGTTTTTATCAAAGACGAAACTAGTGTAACAGCAAATTATGTTAAAGATGTTCCTATTCCACCAAATGGAACACTAAGAGCAATGAATGGTGGTGAAAAATTAATACTAGACGAAGCACACACTTTACAGGTATCTTCAAGTTATCCTGACAGTGTAGATGCAATTATAAGTTATGTTGAACAAACGTAATAGGGGGACAAGATGAGTACATACGTAGGAAGCAGTATAGACCAAATTATTCAAGGCATGGGAACACGTTATTTCTATGGTTTAAGAAAACAAGATGACGGCTCGATCTATCTTGCAACGGTTGATCAACTTAACCCCAATGACCAAATTGAAATTAACGTTCCAGGTGATATTACACAGAACTATAATGATTTTGATATTGGACAGGACTTTTTTGAAGGTAGAGATGTAAACCATGAAAAGGTTTATGAAAATCTAAAATACGAACAGTACAGATGGGACTACCAAAAAATTAATTATTATATCAACGAGGATGGGAACTTAGTCGCAAGAGTAAACGAACCATACGATTACAGTTAAATACAGGTGAAGTAAAAAATGGCACAATTTAAACTAGATAGATTTACATACAAATACAGAAATAATTGGACTTCTGGTGTGGCTTATGCACTAGATGATATTGTAACTGTAAATGGTAATGTTTATTATTGTACACGAGCACACACATCTAACGAAGATTTTTACTTTGATTTCCTATATGATTTTACATATCCAGCACCATACAGTGCTTCAGATAATATTAACGCGGCTTTTGATTTTAGTGCTGTTGCAGGCGGAGAAAATACTACCGTTGACGGTACTGGAATACAATTCCAAATTTTAAGAAGCGGCGACAAATATTCAGTTACACTAACAGATGGTGGCAGAAACTATGTATCTAAAGAGTATTTTAAAGTTCCAGGTGATCAATTAGGTGGTGTTAGAGGAGTTAATGATGCAATAGTAACTGTTGCAACAGTTGATAATGTTACACAAAACAATCTAGTTGTTCCAGGAGTAGTACAAAGTTTAACAATATCAGGAACTGCATCAACAACTAAATGGGAATTGATGTCAGAAGGTTACAGTTGGAGAGGTTCTTGGCAACCTAGTACATCAGTAACTACAACAGATGAGAATGATAATGATGTAATCACAATTACACCGAATTTATATTATATCAACGATCTAGTTGAACGTGAAGGTAACATCTATAGATGTACGCAAGGACACCAAGCACTAGTTGATAACGATTTTGGCCTAAGTCAAAATCTACAATATTGGACACTACACGTTTTTGGAAGCCATTGGGAAGGCAACTGGACAGGATTAACTGCATATCAAGTAGGTGATATAGTAAGAGCCGGAGGCACTGTTTGGAGATGTACAACAGCACACACAAGTGGAACTAATGTTTCTGGTCTAGCAGGTGATCAAGGTAACTGGCAACAGATTACTACATCAGATGACTGGTTGAATGAATGGCAACCAACACAGAATTACAGACCAAATGATATTGTAAGATACGGCGGGTATCTATATCGTTGTAATTCGCAACATACTTCAACTAATGAATTTGAAAACGAACTAGACACTGAAGGCTGGTGGGATCTAGTTGTTCCTGGTATTGAATATAAAGGTACATGGACAGCACCAACTGCACACGCCGTTGACGGAGTAGCAAATACTACTAAGTGGAAACTAGGTGATCTAATTAGATACAGTCAAGAAGTTTATGTTTGTAGTCAAACACATACTGTAACAGGTACAGATGTAGAAACAGATGATCCTTTATTCAAAGATTATACTTCAAACTGGCAACTATATGTTGCTGGAATGGCTTATGAAGATCAATGGGACGAAACTGTAAACTATCAGCCGGGCGATATTGTTATGTACGGTGGTTACACATACTACTGTAAGACATTTAATTTTGCGGCAAACCCAAGCACAGAAATAAATGATTGGGAAATTTTAAGTGAATGGTATAACTTTAAAAATGACTGGAGTGATGTTGCAGTATATAAAGTAGGTGATGTTGTACGTAACAATGGTTATTTGTATTGGGCGGTTACAGACAATACAGGTGAAAAACCAGATAACGGTCAAGTCGATACTATTAAAGTTACTGTAGGTAATCCAGGTTCCGGTAATAGATATTATTGGGACGGAAATTTACATCCTGATCAAACATTTATTAGAGGTAACACCTATGTATTTGATCAGTCACACCCTTCAAACGATGGCCATCCAATTTATCCAGCAGACACAGAAAATGGATTCTTAAACACAGGCGATGGCGGTAATGAATTGTTTGTTGGTGTACAGACAACTTATATTTTAGATGATCAAATTATTGACACACTAGAAAATTACAACGCAGGATTTAATGCGGCAACTATTAGACAGACTCGTGTTAAGATTGAGCCAGATGCTCCTGCAACTTTTTACTTTGCATGTTATAATCATTTAAACATGAGCGGCA